TTAGGATCGTTTAGAACTTTCGAATCGGTAGCAATTAAATAATATATAAGTCGTGGAAAATACGATTCCCATGATTCCGTTGTTGCGCTCGCCGCATTAAATCCTACGCCAGGAAACATCAAAGATACTGCAGTCTCTAGAGCTTTCCTGGTACCTTTTGCCTTGTACAAATGGACAGCCTGTCTCAACTGTCCTCTCCATCTGTCAACATCTCCCGTTAATACCTTCCAGCCAATTAAAGATCCAAGATAATTGAGAAATTTCTGATCACATCTATCGATATCAATAAGTGTCCCTACATCATCTACAAGAGAATTAACATCATACGCAGCGAAACTTAAAGCCTTTAGGAATCTTTGAAAAGGACCTGCGGTTATTCTTTTAGAGCTGTAGGTCCCTAAAGATTGTAATAACTCAAGTTGTGTCTGTAACTCTGTGGCTGCATCATCATTAGGATTGTACCATACACCTATAAGAGTTTTTATACCCTCTAACAACTGGGTTCCAGAAGCGTATATGTTGGCTGATACTCCAGCACTCGTTTGATTAAAATCAGGGGGTAAATAAGCTACCCCGGATGCCGGAGCTAATTCTTTATTCCTCCAGAGGTACTCAAAAAGACCTTTGACACCATCCACTTCCTGCACACTCTTTCCTACGTAAGTGGAACTTACAAGAAGGTCTTTAGTTACTGCAGAGGCATTGAATCCATTAGGAGGACCATCGAAATTTAAAAAATATAACCACGAAAGATTGTCTATGAGATACTGGTGTGCAAGAGCCGTACTGCTCACACTGGAGTTAACATTAGCGGAAACACCGGAAACAAAAAGGTTACTGGGTTCGTTCAGTTTAATATTGCCTAAGAGGGTTCCAGAAACGTATTTCCCCCATGAATCCATAGTCTCAAAATCAGAGATTTTCTTTCCAAACGCTTTAAGAATCTTCTTCTCAAATAAATAAGGTTGTACATTAGTACGGTCATTCTTAGGTATAAAATGCTGTTGAAGTCCGGACAAAGTAGCATCAGGAAGTGTAGTAGAAAGAGGTATTAGAGTTAGGCAGTCTTTAGCCGCTAATAGGATCTTTCCGAGCATAGAATATAGAATATCCTCTTCTTGCCCAAAAATGGTAGAGTCGGTATCTTCGTACAAGGAAGGGACAAGCTTCTTGACTACATCAACATAATTATACTGATAATAAGTTTTGCTCTTTCCGAGCCGCCCTAGACCTGCCTTGCGAACCATTTTATACGTACTCTATATTTATTTCTGCGTTATTCAATTGTACTATCTCATTGAAACCCAATTTAATATCTTCTGAGAAATTATCAATCCGAGAGAATCTAATTTCTGGAACAGAAAAAATCGCTCTTTGAAGATCTGACAAAGCTACGCGCTCTCCAAACGATCTACTATCAACGCTAAAGAAATCTATGATTTTGTTTGCAGCTGATGTCTTAATATTTTCTTCAAAAGTTTCAAATTCTTTATCTGCAAAGATCGTTACAACCAAATCGATAGTCCTCACAAGACCGTCAACAATTGTTACTTCGTCTGTAATCATTTTGTACTTGTTGAGATAGGTTAAGAGTTCCCTTTTAAATGGAAGGGTAGCGCGCTGGACCTGTAAATCAGTAGCCTTAGAAATGACATAAATATCAATCATGTTAGCTCCAGCTCCAGATCTCCTCAAAACCGCTTGAGCTTTTGCGGTTTGACCAACAGTGCTCACAAATTGATTTGCAAATGCCGTGTAATCCTCTCCCGTGACAGCCCTGTATTGAGACTTGAAAAAGTAGGGAGCCCATCTCTTAGCATGTTCCACCGTCTCGGCATTAGAACCTCCGGCAGCAAAGGTAGAGTTTACAACATTCAGAGAGACGGATCGTGAAGGAGAAGAATGTGTAGCAGTTATGTTAAGATTAATAGTCTGAGCCGGGACGTTACCTCTTGACCCACCACCGATTCTATAAAATGCTTTATAGTTAACTCCTCCTGCTGGAGATTTACCCCTGACATTATCTCCAAAGACAACAGTACATGAGTAATCATCGTTGTAAATCTTTTGAAATACCTTTTCGTCACCACTGTCTGCCAGAAACAAATTCTGGACTTCTTTGTATATGTTACCTGTGTTGGCAGACACTACGATGCTCTTTTCCACAATGGATGGCGACTCTATAGAAAAAGACTTGATAGTGTTTAGGTCAGAAAAAGTTCCAGTATCAATTTTTAATTCCCCCTCTAGAAGAATCAAAGAGTTGAACTCTGTTCCCCCTACCACCGAATCTGCAACTTCTAATTGTATATCTTCATTATCTAAATCAATCTCTCCGGTAGTTGTGTTTACCTTATATAAAGTAAAAAATAGAGCACCCCCGTCCTTAGAGTTTGGAACAGAAAAAGACCTACTAGAAAGCGGTATAGTTAAAGTCTCTAGCCCAGAGATTGCATCAGGAGTTGAAAGAGTGCATCTCACACTTCCTTTGCTGCTGATTGGTCCCTTCAGGGATATTCCTACCAAATTCAACAACTTAGAAAGATTTCCAATAGTCTGTACCGTAGGCAAATACATCTCATTTGCGAGAAGGTCCGATTTCAAAGAAATAACACTAGCTAAATAAGAAAACAATTCCACTAGCATGACGCCTAAATCAGACTCAACAAAATTAGTGTAGTCCAGGGGATAGACAGCTTGCAAGTAATTGAGAAGAGAAGTTTTGAACTCAGAAAAATCAGCAGTAGAGTAATCTATTAAATCTGCTCTAAGGTTCTCTGGTACTATGCCTAGAGCTAAAAAATCCGATGCTACAGTTCCATCAAAAGCACTGGTACTATAAATACTATCATTTTGAGTCATTATATTATAACCTCTACAATCTGAGTTGTTGACATATCTTCTGCAGTGGAGAAAGCAATAGATATTGTGAGTTGGTGTTGAGAATCCTCAAATGAAATCTCTACTGATTTTAAAATTGCTCTTGGTTCATAAGAAGCAACTGCCGATTGAATCTCTTCTTTCATTTCCCTTCTCCTTGTTTCATCCATTAGGGAAAAAAGAGAAGATCTGATAGTAGTACCAAAATCAGGCATCATTACGCGTTCCCCCTTATTGGTCAATATCAATTGTTTCAAGCTTGAGGAAATTGTGGTTAATCCCTGAGTAGCGGTGAAGTAGCCTCCTGTACCCGATACAACCGGAAATCCAATTCCAATAATTGGAGTAAGTTTGGATGTGGTTAGAAAATCAATTCTTTGGGGGGCTATCATGTTACAATATTCTTAAAGAAACCTTTTTGAGCGTCAAAATTCTTCTTCGCTTCAGTACTAGATAGGGCTTTTCCATATACTTTGAAACTTCCTATGTACCCATTCAACCCACTCTGCCACCTTGTGCTGACTAGTGGAATGGATCTTCCATGCTGAGACTTTTGTGAAGATCCCGTATCGCCAGTAGAGCCATAGGTGTTGTAATAAGAAGCGTTGGTGTTATACCCAAGAAATCCCACGTACCCATCCTCACCGTCTAACCCCCTGTTATTTATGCCATCCGTAAAGCCTCCTCCTATGACCCACGGCGTAAAAGCATCACCATCTAAATTTACGGATGGACCATTCTCCACTGGGTCAGCTGTGAAACTCTCGAAATATTGGGAAGCAGGGGTTCCTCCTTTGTTGGCGAATGAGGGTATCTGTAATGACTGAGCATATCCGACCATGAGAGAACTAGCCATGTTTGACTCATCCCATACTTCACCATCTACAATGGTCCTAACCTTATCAGAACCGTAATCAAAAGTTAAACACATGTGCATAAAAGTGGAACTTACATCCCCTAATGTAACTCCACTAACAGTACTACTTACAGCTTTTGTAATACCCATCTCAGTAAGACTAGAGGTGGTAATGACTCCTGTTCTGCCCTTCGTAAGCCCATAATCCTCAACTAGACATACGCTGTGACCCCATATATCATTATTGCTTTGTTTCCTATTTTGAGAAACGGTAGGAGAAATAATGAATTCTATGCCAGACGGATCCGTTGGGCCTCCTTTATCTCTAAACCCAATAACCAACCCCTGCACTCTATCAGTTCTTGTTACTTTATTCAGTTGTCCTGCCACGTTGAGATCCTTCCCGATTATTAGCCTATCCGGCAGAATGAAAGGGCTCTCAAGATATCCCCCACTATTCTCATTAGCGAGAATAACTCTATAACGGTGGTAATCCTTCATAGATGGACCGTTCAAAGTCGGGACATGTACCCAGAAATCAAAAGAAAATCCACCACCTTGGGGGTCTTTTGTTACGTCTGGAGGATCTATACCATACGTCAAATCACTCAAAGTACTTGCAGCATATGTATTCACAGTACCATCAGGATTTTTATTAGTAGGAAGCATTATATAAGAACCCCCTTGTCCTGTAGTATCTAGAATATTTTTCTTTCCGGTTTCCCCAACGGGACCTTCATTATAAAAAGTACCGCGAAGGAATGGAATTGAAAGTCCAGACGGAAATACATGATTAACACTAGAACCAACCAATTGTGCATTTAAAAGTCCAGCAGAATCAGATTTAAAATTATCTAAATTGAAAACGTTTGAAGAGGCATCTACAACGTCAGGCTTCAAGAAATTATAAGCACATATCAGACTGTCCGTAACAATCCTGTCTTGTAAGGAGAGAACGAAAGCTCCTGTACTACTTACATGTTTATCTCCATCGATATATGGATACTCTCCCATAGGTGTAGGAGATATAGAGAATTTGTCCAGAACAGAAAACGGTTGTGGTGCTGATACAAGGAACTTTGGAACTATGGGTAAAATAGTAGCGTCCAAATCTTCGGAGAAGAGCAAGATATCCCTCTGGTCCTCTAAAGTTAAAGTAATGGGTTTACCTTTTAGAAAAGTAAAATCATTGACTGGGACTCTCTCTATTGGAACCCAATATCCGGAGGAATCCATAGTGACGCCATTTAATCCGATAAGAACCCCGGGACCCAGACCTAAATTTTTGGGTCGCTCCTCAATATCATCTTCAGTAAAACTGTAAGTCCCAGAAGCAAACAAAGCAACTAATTGAACCTGCTTTCTCCTCTTCTTTATTTTGGAGTCATAGGAAGATGCTACAGCAGCTATGTTACTATAGTAATTGATAACCATTGCCGAGTTCGTGCCATACCCAGAAACAATGAGATCATTAATTTGCCCAGACACGATAGAAATCTGTCTAGATTTATTGCGCTCTAGATTCTGTAAGATGTCATCTGCAGCATAATACTTAGCCACAAGTTTGGAATCAGAGATAAAGTCCTTACTAAAGACAGTGTTTTTTAGTTCTTCTAATCTCTGATCCCCATAGAATATCCCTTTACCCCCTAGGTTGGGCGCATATTCCAATTCCCACGAGGATGCATCCAAAATATCTCCAGAAACCACAGGTAGTCCACCTCCTCTGGAATCATAGTATAATCCATCCTGGGACAATACAAACTGCCCTTTAACTGAAATAGGTGGTCCATAAGTTAAATCAAATATAGGAGGAGGTGCAGAGGAATCCAAACCCTGAAGGCTCATAGAAAAAGAATTAAAAACTTCAAAGTTTGCTTGCATAGGGAGAACAA